CATTGATGTATCTAACCTATCCAAGGAACTTGGCAAGGTAGAGCGGCAGATGTCCAGATTTGGCGGCCAGATGGAGAGCATTGGCTCCAAAATGACGCAATCATTTACGCTTCCTATTATTGGCCTTGGTGCTGCTGCCTTAAAGGCTTTTGGGGATATCGAAAAACTTGAGAATGGATTAACTGCCATCATGGGCAGCAGTGAGGCGGCCGGAGCCGAGTTAGAGAAATTACGCAAGGTTGCTGAGAATCCAGGACTTGGCTTGCCGCAAGTAGTGCAGGCATCGTCCACGCTGCAATCCGTTGGCATGTCCGCAGATCAGGCACGGAATACCATTACCGAATTTGGAAATGCCGTAGCACGGGCAGGCAAAGGACCAGAAGCATTTTCAGGCGTTGTCTTAGCTTTATCTCAGATATCCGCAGTTGGCAAAGTAACGCAGGAAGACCTAAATCAAATTAAGGAAAGATTGCCTGAATTTGCACGAGTAATGCAACAGGAATTTGGCGTTACTACTGCTGAGGCAATAAGAGAGTTGGGTATAAGTAGCGATGAATTTATACAAAGGTCAGTTGCTCAATTAACTAAATTAGATAGAGCAAACGGTGGATTAGCAAATACATTTGACAATTTAAAGGATAATGTCAATGCATCATTGGCAGAACTTGGCAAAGTTATTAATGAGAATTTAAAACTTGAGGAGGTAGCATCCAAATTAAGTAATGCTATCCAACGAATGGTTGATGGGTTTAAAAGATTAAATCCGGAAACTCAAGGCTTCATAGTTAAAGCAGGTTTATTACTTGCTGCCATTGGTCCTGTTTTATTTGTGTTTGGAAAAATGGTCAGTGGAATCGGTGCTTTGATAGGTGTGAAGAAGCAATTAGTAAAGGCTATTGATGCAGTAGGAACTGCCTTAAAATTTTTAGCAGCAAATCCTTATACTATTGCCATTGTGGCTGCCATTGCTGCTATCGGTGCAATCGCATTATATGTATTTGACAACTGGGAGGCATTTAGAACAAGATTTCAGAATATATGGATTAATATAAAGAACTCTGTAATGGAAGGTGTTGCTTCTATTATGAGCAGCATTGACAAGATGCAGAAGTTTCTTGGCCTAAAATTGTTCAATGTCGATAATCTTAAACAATACACAAAGGAGCAAAGAGTAGCACAAGCTGAATTTAAAACTATTGGCGAAACAGTTGATTCATTAAAAGGCAAACTTGCAAGTCTGTTTCTTGCAAAGCCAGGTCAAGGCGGTGGCGGTGGCGGTGGCCTTACAACCACGACAACAACGACTACCGGTGGAGGCGGTGGCACAGGCGGTGGCACAGGCGGTGCATCGGCTGCGTTACAAGGATTAGGGATGGTTGAAATGTTGCCAACATTAGACTTATTGCCACCGAAAATAGAAAGTATAAGTGCAGCAAATGAACGCTTAAAACAAACAAATGAAGATGTTGCAAAATCATATACAAAAATTCAAATAAACGCTAAAAGTGCCTATGACCTTTTATCAAGTGGTCAACAAATCATTGCAGATAGTATTTTGCGATTTGGTGAATTAGCTTCTCAGGGATTTCAAAGCATGAAAGAACTTGCGAGTGCTGTAAGGAATTCTATGGCTGAAATTGTAGCTAATTTTATTAGAATGTATGTTGCCAAAGCATTGGCATCTGTTCCCTTGTCTCCTTTTATGGTTGCCATTGCTCCTGCGATTGCTGCGGCTGCTGGAGGTGTTGCCAGATCATTAATCATGAAAATAGGCGCACCTCGACTTGCCCAAGGCGGCCTTGCCTTTGCTCCCACAATGGCAATGGTCGGGGACAATAGAAATGCACGGGTCGATCCGGAAGTAATAGCACCGCTATCAAAGCTAAAAAGCATGATGTCGGATGTAGGTATTGGAGGCACGCTTGAGACACGAATATCCGGGAATGACCTTATCATTTTGCTTAATAGGTCGCAGAAAAACCTAAACAGAATAGCATAAATGGCAAGCAGATACCAAACAACTGTCTATTCGGAGAAGAGCCGAAAAATCGTTATTAAAATAAAGGATAGCGCATTTAGTGGTGCTACTACTAACTTTGACACGGTATCAGCAGCCATTCAATATGATAGCGAAAGCAGCCAAGGGATGGAGAGATTCACTCCTATAATTGGCAGTAGATGCACGCTCTCATTAATTATAAACACACAAGCACTACAAACACTTTTAGATGATATTGGTAATGCAGTTGAGGGTCGATTTACGCTTGAAATAAATGGATATGAAGATGACAATTCGACCATTAATTTTAACTGGTATGGCTACATCGTTACAGATTTAGTTGAATTTGAGGATGTGCCAGTTGGTCTTGGATTTATTGCACAGATAAATGCTATTGATGGCCTTGGTTGGCTAAAAACATTGCTATATAAATCTGAGGTTGGTCCATATAGAGGTCAAGACACTGTTGTGCAACACATCCTAAATTGTCTTAATCAACTTGATTTTGTGCAATCTGAACTTGTTGCAAATAATCTACCTGTATTAAATACTGTTTTTAATTGGCACGAAAACACAATAGCATATAGCGCAACTAATGATTTTTCATTAAATACAGTCATTCAACATCGTGTGTTTTATCATAGAGATACAAAAGGTAATTATACTTACCAATCCTGCTATGATATCTTGAAAAAGATCTGTCAGACATTTGGCGCAAGGTTAATTTTTAGCGAAAGAAATTATTGGTTAATTCAGGTTAATGAATACTACAATAATCCATCATACCACAGATATTTTAAATATGAAGCATTTGGAAATCAGGTAAGTGGAAATCACTTTTTAGATTTTACAATAAATAATTTGCAAAATGATTTATCGAATAGCAAATTGCTAAGGTTGTCAGGTGGCAGATGGTCGTATTATTCTGCACTAAAAAATGTAGTAATTAGATATAATCACAATGCCAAGCAAAATTTACTGGCAGGCGTCGAATATAATTACTCAACAAATGCAACGCCAGAATCCGTTATTACACCAACACTTGATGCAAGCAATGTTGATGCAAGATTATCATACACAGGTATTCTTAACTTTTATGCTACTGTTATACCACCTGCTACATTTGAGAATTATCAATTTGTTTTTGCAGTAAAGGTTGTCAGTATTGTAAATAGCTTTCCATTGCAAAATTTTATCGGTGCAGATTGGACACTTGCAGGATCTTGGTCAATAGACAAAGGCGTATTAAGTGGCACAAATGTTGCAGCTGTTGCATATTATACGACATTTACTGTTACCGCAAACAAAAAATATTATATAAAAATTCGAGTAGAACTTGACAATAACGGAACATTAAGACTAAGGCTTGGTGGTGTAACAAAAACTATAACAGAATCTGGAGACTATGAATTTATTATTACGGCAACAAATACAAATACTTTACAACTTGATTCAACATCCAGTCCAGGATTTACCGGAAAAATAAAACAACTTGAAGTAAAACAGGAAAGCAAATATCTTAAAAGAAATATTATATATACTAATGGATTTAATTTTCAACTTGAGGCAGCAACCTGGGAAAATACTTTTTACGAATACGAATTTAACCATGAAACAATCACATCTGATAATGCCTTTGTCGTATATAAGACAATAACCTTTGATACATTAGATATACCGGAAACTGCCGAATATGTATGGGAAATGCGGCTTAAAGAAATGCGTAACGAAGCAGGTACAATTATTAACCAATCTAACTATGCTATCAGTTATAGTTTTGTAAATAATTATCTGGAATTTCTCCCTGCCGGTACGATTGGAGGACAAAGTGATATTAAGGAATTTGGAAGCGACAATGACGATAAAAGTTCTGTTGTATTTGACTTAGATGTATTTATTGGCGATGGTCCAAGTGCAACTACATCAGGAGCAATGCGAGTAAAAGATTCAAGCGGTGTATTTGATGTTAGTAGTAGTTGGGACGTGACAAGCGGTCAAGGCTTTAATAATGCTACTCAACTATTAGTTAATGAAGTAATTAAAGGACAACTTACACCAAAAAGCCGCATGATAGATATGCCATTTCAAAATTTATCTGTTGATATACCATACTTGCCGCACAAGGTCATTGATTACTCATCCGGATACTATGTATTTGAGCGTGGTACGTATGATTTAAACACAGATATTTGGCGTGGTGATTGGTTTAAAATTGAATATTAATGCCAAGTTTCACAGAACGGACGGTGCTATTCAGGCCACGGGATTTTTCTCAAGTTGCAAATAATGCTGGCAGCGGTGGCGTTGTTAATAATAATATTACAGAAACCGTTAATAACGTTACCATTACGGGAAGTATAATTTCTGTATTTTTGCAAGAATTTATTGAAGTTAGTTCATCAACATTGACATATACAGAAAACAATGGCATTTTACCATCAACGAATCTTGGAGCCACGATTCATGTATATCAGAATGGGCAAAAGCTTATAGCAACTCAATATACAATAACGGCTCCTGATACTATTACTATTGATGCCAATACGCATTATGATGGTGCCAATTACATAGTTTTTGCAATAATAATAAATACATGAGTATAGAAAAGCCAAAAAAGCAACATAAGTTTCTTAAAGCGGTAGGAAAGATCGGAGCAAAGATTGCAGAAGAATTGGTATATGCCGTTGGGCGAAAGTTCATAGGAAACATTGTTGGTAAAATACGATTTACTAAAAAGCCTCCTACTTTAATATTATTTTTGGCTTTATCTACTGCTGCCTTTGCCAATGTTGATTCAATCCCCTACCCAATTACCGGTAATAAGCAGCGGCTTGGATGGCAGACTACTGGCAACGGCTTGGTTTATAGGGGCCGTTCACAGGATACTATTACAAAGCCAAGCAATTATGCTAATAAAGATATCAAAGCATATATGTTGCTTGATACAGTTAACAATGCCCTATATAACTACATTGCCAGCAAAGGAGGTTGGTTGCTTAATACCGATACTACTATTTTAACCGTTGATACTACATCTTTATCGCATAGAATAAATCTAAAACTAAATATATCTGATACAACAAGTATGTTATCACCATACTTCCGGGATGCTGATACAAGTTCATTAAACCTTACTTCCAGATTTGCAGCGAAAGTAAATATTGCTGACACAGCTGCCATGCTTACGAATTACCTACTCACAGGCACGGCAGCGTCAACGTATTTGCCTTTGACAGGTGGATCAATTAGCGGAAGTCTTGGCGTTATAGGCGGTATTACAGGAGGTAGTATTATTAGGCTTGGTGGTACATCATCTCAATTTTTAAAAGCAGATGGCACAACTGATTCAAACACATACCTTACAACATCATCTGCATCATCAATTTATTTGCCGTTGACTGGTGGGACAGTATCAGGAACAATAAATAGACAAGAAGGAAATCATGATGGAAGTTCAAGTACATTTTACTATAATATATTAAATTACTTTGCAAGAAGAGATAATGTAAAAGGTAATCAAACGGCTCAAATTACATTTACAGATAGACCAGGTACTTCAACTTTTGCAAACAATGTTAGAACATCAGATATTTATTTAATGACTGCTAAAAATTTAAGTGGCGGAGAATTGGGGCAATATCTTGACACAACTTTATCGGTAGTAGCAAATCAAGATGGTGGAAGAATTGGTATAAGTAAATTAAATCCTGGATATAAACTTGACGTCAACGGCACATTTAACGCAAGTGGAAATAGTTTAATAGGCGGCACGCTCGGTGTTACAGGTGCAGCCACGCTTAGTTCAACCTTGGCGGTGACAGGCGCGACATCGTTATATAATACACTTGGAGTTACATATTCTGCAACTTTTGGAGGAGGAGCGGTTATAAATGATAATTCCAATGATGAAGATACAAGGATAGAAAGCGATGGCAATGCCAACATGGTTTTCGTGGATGCATCAGCCGACAGAGTAGGCATTGGTACAAGTTCACCAAGTAAGACGCTTGATGTAAATGGTGAACTTAAAATTGCCACAACGAGTGCAACTCCAACATCATTGCTTGGTAAGGATGGAAGTAATGTAGTTGGCGAAGTTACAACGGTCACCCAAACTGGGTTGATGAAAGCTGGTAGTACAACGGCAAATACTTCATCGGTTGGAATAATTACAGTCGCTCATGGTTTATCATATACACCATCACAAGTAATAGCAACGGTTGCGCAACAAAATAGTTATGTGATTGTATGTCATGCAAAAGATGCAACTAATATGTCATTTACTGTATATGATTCTGTAACTGGCAATGCTTTAGATACCGTATCTGTTGGCTTTTTTTGGTTAGCAATAAAATAAACAACTATGAAACAAATATTATTTTTTCTACTATTCCCGATGTTATCTTTTGCTCAGGATACCATCATTATAAAAAAGGTATTTGCTGATGGTGACACTATTTGGCAAGTCAAAAAGGTTTTAGATGCTGATAATACAATCCTGTACACCTTTGAGGATTCAAGCCTTATTTTACCATTTTTAACAAATGATATTGTTGATGAAGGCAGAAAAATGGCTGATGCTTTAAATTTAATGGAAAGGCAAAATAAATTTATAATAGACTTAAATCGTTTGGATAAAACGCTTACAAGTTCAAAATTTAAAAGTTTATTTGATTATCTGCAAGATCAGTTTAATAGGTTCTGGATTGGCAATTACAATGCCGTTGTAAATGGAACTAAGGTAGTTGCTGGTGCAGAAATATTTATTAATCAGGCTGGCAGCCTAAGAATTAAAATTGGCGCAAATATAAATAAGCCTTTATCTATTGTTTCTGATACTTACGGGTATATAATTAACTACCCAAACCAAGGAGACAGAATGGTTATTTATTTTACAAAATTAAATGCCATTAAAGACTTTGATAATAAATTAATACTTAGAAAAAAGAAGCCATGAAAAGCATACTACTCAAATTGTTGCAACAAGGCTACGAATTTGTTGCCTTTGCTTTGTGCTGCGGCTTTGTGGCATCATTTGTACTTCCTATTGGCCATTTTCTTTTGTTTACAATTTTTGCTGTTTTTGCTGATACTGTAACAGGTCTAATGGCTGCAAAGAAGCAAAAGGAGCCAATTACATCGACTAAGTTAAAGCGCACAATTGAGAAAATAGTAATCTACTTTGTTGCTATTATGATATTTCGTGGAGCCGAAATCACCTTCAAACTTCCTGTGCCTATCACGTACATGACGGCAATGTTGATAGCCAGCACAGAACTTTGGAGCATTGCGGAAAATACTAAAAAGATGACAGGCGTAAACCTTGGAACATTAATATTACGTTTTTTTAAAAAGTAACCCATTAAAAACCATATATATGCCAAACAATGTATTAGGAGTTAAAGAAACCAAAGAGGTACTTAACTTCGGATTTGACCTACTGGAAGCGATTATTAAATCCTTGGAGGACAAAAGGTTTAGCATTATAACCGATGCACCTCGCTTTGTACCTGTGATTTTCTCTGCTGCAAAAGCTTTTTCAGGCATTGAACTTGTAAAAGAGGAGTTGAAAGACCTCACTGAGGATGAGGAGGGTGAATTAATTGCTGAGTTAAAGGCAAGGTTTGACCTACAAAATGATGCCGTTGAAACTCTAATTGAAGATGTACTCGACCATGTGTTCCTGACGGTAAAACTTGCAAAACGGTTTGCCAGTATTAAAGGCTAAGTAAAAAGTAAAGGAAGGGGGCAAATGCCTCCTTCCTAATTGTTAACTTAATCAAATGTCATGCTGCAAAAGATATACAAGAACACCTACCTTATTAGGGAGGAGGAAATGTACAATAAGCAGCGTAGTTATCTATTTATATCAGATGTCCATTTTGATTCAGTACATTGCGACCACACCTTGCTAAAGCAGCACCTCGATGAAGCACTATTAAAGAATGCCTATATCTTTATTTTTGGGGACTTCTTCGACTTAATGCAGGGTCGATTTGATCCTCGCAGTAGCAAAGGTGACCTAAATCCAAAATATAAGAGTAATTTTTATATTGATGACGTCCTAAATGATGCCGTGGATTTTCTAACGCCATATAAGCATCTATTAGCTTTTTATAGTCCGGGAAATCATGAGACGGCAATAATGAAAAGGTATGAAATAGACCTTGTTGGAAGAATATGCCGTGACCTTGAAATGTGCCAAGGCAATTACGCTGGTTATATTTATCAACAAATTTCTGCAAACTCATACGACTCAGGCCACCGGTATAAAAATATTTTAGGATATCATCACGGGTTTGGAGGAAGTTCGCCTGTCACAAGAGGGGTCATTGCGACAAATAGAACTTCATTATACCTTCCTGATTGTTCCATCGTGGTATCTGGCCACACACATGACCGCTGGATCGTTCCCATAACCAGATTCCGGGTCAATGAGTTTGGCGAAAAGACAGACCAACAATGGCACATAAAACTTGGCAGCTACAAAGGCATGGATAAGGACCAAAACGGATGGGAAACCGAGAAAGGCTTTGCGCCAAAGGCAGGGGCAGGCATTTGGTACAACTTTGGCATGGTCGGCCGTGAATTACAATTTAATTTGCAATTTGCATGAAACCCGAAGAATTTCTTATATGTCTTGACGCAGGACATGGTGGACTATTGCCAGGCACTCCTCAGCCTGCACTTTACACTACATTTCCAAGCAAATGTTTTGAACATCGCACAGGCAA